CATTCAAAGGTTGTTAAACTAACCATATGCCTGAGACGACAGATGTTCTCGGGACACAAAACAACCTCATTTAATTATCATGAACGCTGCAATTTTCCCTTGCAAGAATGATCCCCTGCCGATGACTATTTGGGATCTTTACAACAATTACAAGGGTTCATATGCTCCTGAAGAATTTCAACGGCCTGAATCTTGGAGCAGCAAAGAACGGAAAGCATATTTTCTTTCTGTCCTGATGAACCGAATTGAAGGCACTTTTGTCTTCGTTGATGTTGAAATCGCCGCAGATCGAGTTGGTTCTATTGATCCAACAGATATTTCTTTCGCATATTTCAATAATCTCTTAAAGCAAATGATTGAGAAGATTATTCTTGAGGGTAATAATCGTCTCAAGTTCTTTGAATCATTGCTTAACGATGAATATACCATTCCCTCCGGATCTTATTACTATCTCCCCGATCCTCACTCTACCTCACTGTCACAATTTGTAGTGGGTAAGCATAACAATGTCTTCAGCAAACTGCCTAAACTTGTGCAGAAAGCAATTAAGAGTCGCAAAGTAATTGTCAGTGAATATACTCAGATTGACTACAAAGGACTGTCAGATGTCTTTGTCAATGTGAATAGTGGTGTTCCTCTTAATGCACAAGAACTCCGCAATGCTTTGCACACTCTCTGGGCAACATATGTCCGACAAATGCGTAAGGAACTTGCTCCACTTTTGATCAAAATGTTTGGCAACAAGTACAAAAAGCGTCTTGTTGGTGATGAGTGGATTGTTGACACTATTGATATGGTACTCAACAACTATTGCAAGGATGAGGAAATCTCTGATTTTGAAATCAATGGAGTTACTCAAACATCAAAGAACAAACTTTATGTTAGTGACTACGATGAATTTAATGAGCAAAAGATTACTGAAAACTTCAGCACTCTTGCAAGTTATATTGATCGAATGATTGATGATGGTTGGGAAGAACTTACCGAAAAGGTTATTCTTCGTAGGAGTTCAGTCATGAATCTTTTCTGGATGATCAACAACGGCATCGACACTTATGATCGTGCAGTTGAAGCCCTTCACTTGCACGAAGAAGCATACACAGACAAAGATCTTCGCAATGATGCTGATGAATCTTACAAATGGGCATGTGGTGGAACAGGCACAAAAAACATGGAGTTCCGTATGCAAGTTCTGCCTGAAATCGTAAGCAAAGTAAAAGAAAAGATTCCTGCCTGACATGAAGGGGGGTCGCGTAAAGCGTCCCAGTAGTGTCTAGGACCGCCTGCAACGCCCTTGACAAGTGTTGCAGGTTATTCTATACTGTTATTATCTAATTCTTCTTTGATGATCACCCTTCGCCCACATCAAGAACGCATCATCAATCGTATGCGTGATTATGACAAAGGTCAGGTGATTGTCCCCACTGGTGGTGGCAAGACTCTCACTATGATTATTGACACTCAGCGTCGTCACGATGTTGTCAAGAATGGTACTACTACAGTTGTTGTAGCCCCACGTATTCTGTTGGCAGAACAACTGTGCAGTGAGTTTCTTGAGGTTGTTGATACTGTCAACACTCACATCATGCACGTTCACAGTGGTGAGACGCAGCATTTCAGCACCACTAAAGCAGATCAAATTCACATCTTCGCTAGTGTTGCAAGAACTGCTGGTGAGAATGTTATCATCTTCACCACATATCACTCGCTTCATCGTGTGATGGAGGCAGATATTGAGGTAAATACTATTTACTTTGACGAGGCACATAATAGTGTGCAGCGTAACTTCTTTCCTGCTACAGAGTTCTTTTCTCACGATGCTGATCGTTGCTACTTTTACACTGCTACTCCTAAGCATAGTCTTACAATCACGAAACCAGGAATGAATGATCCTGCTGTTTATGGTCAGGTTCTTATCAATGTTCCTGCTCCTGAACTTGTAGAGCAAGGATACATTCTTCCTCCTAAAGTTGTAGTCAAGCAACTGCCTATGATCAAAGGTCGCAAGGTTGTATTTGCTGATGATTGTGACAACTTGATTGAGACTATCGATGACAACAACATCGACAAGACTTTGATTTGTGCTCGTACAACAAAGCAAATCATCAACCTTTTGACTCACTCTGATTTCTGTGCTGAGTTGTATCAGCGTGGATATTCGTGGATGACGATTACATCGAAGACTGGTGCAATCATCGATGGCAAGAAGGTTGACCGTGAGAAGTTCTTTGACACATTGAACACTTGGGGCAAAGATCCTGACAAAAAGTTTGTTGTTATCCATCACAGTATTCTCAGTGAAGGTATCAACGTCAGTGGTCTTGAGGCTGTTATCTTCATGCGGAACATGGACTACATTGGCATCAGTCAGTCGATTGGTCGTGTGATTAGATTGGGTGACAAGACTAAGACCTTTGGTCTAGTTTGCATCCCAACTTATGACGCTGTTGGTATTGGCACTGCCCGCAAAGTTCAGGCAGTTGTTGATGTTGTATTCAATCAGGGTCAACCTGCTATCTCGGAGATTCGTCGATGAAACTAAAAGATTTCTTTTCAAAAGTTGTTGATTATTGTGCAGAGAGTGGAGAATCACTCTCCACAAGAAATGTAATTGATGTTGCAGTTCGTGATTTTGATACATCTGCATTTGATAATCATGACATTTACTACAGTTCACGTTGGTATATTTCAAAACTTAGGAAACCATACCAAAGGGGGGTCGCCTAAAGCGTCCCTGTAGTGTAAGCAGCACTCCGATGACTTTCGATTTTGAAACAGAGTATTACTGGGGTGCTCTCATGGTTAAGTTGGTTCCCCTGTTTGGGTTCAAGACTTACAAAACATCAAATGATCGTGAACTTATCTGGGTTTATGATGTAAATCAACCCGATAACGGTTATCATGTTCCTGCCTGCAACCTCTCCACCTATTCTTATTGATCATGTCTAATCGCGACAATCATGCTCCTCGTGACACTACTACAGGTAAGGTTAATGAGGATTCTATTGAACAATTTTTAATCGAGTACTTTTCTGATTCAGTTTATCCCCAAGCAGTAGTTGGCACTCAATTTGGAACTAAGAAAAAGCATATTGTAGATATTCTTCTTGGTGGAGAAGCATATA